ATGCGCTACCGGTTCGAAGGAAAGGAAAAGACGCTGGTCATCGGTCCCTATCCGCAAATCTCCCTTACCGAAGCCAGGGCAAAACAGTCTGACGCGAAAATGAAGCTGCTTGCTGGCGTGGACCCATCAGAACAGAAACAGGCTATAAAGAAGAAGGAAAAGGAAGAAGTAGCTGATTCGTTCGGTGATATCTTCAGGGAGTGGCATGCTCATAAATCGAAGGTATGGTCGAAAGGATATGCTGACGAAATGATGAACATGTTCACTGACGATATATTGCCGCTCATCGGACATCTGAGAATGGAAGAGGTGGAGCCGATGATGCTACTGAAGGTGATCAGGCTATTTGAGGACAGAGGGGCAATGGAACGGGCTGATAAGGCTCGTCGCAGGTGTGGCGAGGTTTTCAGCTACGCAATAGTAACCGGAAGAGCTAAATATAATCCGGCTCCAGACCTTGTTGGGGCAATGAAGGGTTACAGAAAAAACAACTACCCTTTCCTACCTATGCATCGCATTCACGAATTCCAGAGGGCGCTGAATGGGTATGGAGGCTGGGTTATAGGTAAGATTGCTGCTCAAGTTCTTCACTATACAGCAATGCGAACAGTGGAGTTACGTTCGTTGGCATGGTCAGGAATTGACTTTGAAAACAGGCTGATCACCGTTGACCCTGAAGTCATGAAAGGAAGAAAACTGCATGTCGTTCCAATGTCAGAGCAAGTTACAGCGCTTTTCAAATTCCTGCAACAAATCACCGGACAGTACGAACTTTGCTTCCCGGGAAGGAATGACAGGAAGAAGCCAATCAGCGAAAATGCCGTCCTTGGTGTAATCCGCGGCATAGGATATGAAGGGCAGACATGCGGACACGGTTTCAGACATCAATTCAGCACAGTACTCAACGAGAAGCACTGGAACAGCGACGCAATAGAGATGCAGCTGGCACACGTAAGCGGCGGTACGCGCTCAGTTTACAACCATGCTGCATATCTGGCTACCCGCAGAGAAATGATGCAATTTTGGGCGGACTGGCTTGATGAGAAGGTACCATAAAAATGTAACAAAACCATACGAATCAGTTAAAAGCCTGTGTTCCCCTATTTTTTCTCACCCTCCTGCGTCACAGGTCGATCGTTCACTGCTCAAATGCTAAACTTCCGGCCTCCAAGAACTCAATGTTTTTTATAATGCTAAAGTTATTCACTAAGTACACATCGATAGGCATCCTGAACACGCTCATACATTGGGTTGTTTTTGCAGTATGCCTCTATGGTTTGCATACAAATCAGGCGCTGGCGAACTTTGCCGGGTTCGTAATTGCTGTTTCGTTCAGCTTCTTTGCAAACGCCAGATTCACATTCAACGCATCAACCACAACTATGCGTTATATGCTATATATTGGTTTCATGGGAACATTGAGTGCTACCGTTGGATGGGTTGCAGATAAATCCGCATTTCCACCAATCATTACTCTTATCACTTTCTCTTTCATCAGCCTGATATGTGGATTCATTTATTCAAAGTTCATTGTCTTTAGGGATGCGAAATGAAAATCTCGTTAGTCGTTCCGGTCTTCAATGAAGAGGCCACGATACCTATTTTCTATAAAACGGTTCGCGAGTTTGAAGAGCTAAAACCGTATGAAGTTGAGATTGTTTTCATCAATGACGGAAGCAAAGATGCTACGGAGTCGCTTATTAATGCTCTGGCAGTATCCGATCCACTTGTCGTTCCGCTGTCATTCACCCGTAATTTCGGCAAAGAACCAGCCCTGTTTGCCGGACTTGACCATGCAACTGGTGACGCAGTAATTCCGATTGATGTCGATCTGCAAGACCCGATTGAGGTTATCCCTCATCTCATTGAGAAGTGGCAGGCTGGCGCGGATATGGTGCTGGCTAAGCGCTCAGACCGCTCAACTGACGGGCGCATGAAGCGTAAGACAGCCGAATGGTTTTATAAGCTGCATAATAAAATCAGCAATCCGAAAATTGAAGAGAACGTCGGTGATTTCCGGTTAATGAGCCGTGAGGTTGTCGAAAATATTAAATTAATGCCCGAACGCAACTTGTTCATGAAGGGGGTGCTCAGTTGGGTTGGCGGAAAAACGGATGTTGTTAAATATGCCCGCGCTGAACGCGTAGCCGGTGATTCGAAATTCAACGGCTGGAAGCTGTGGAATCTGGCACTTGAAGGTATCACCTCCTTCTCAACCTTCCCCCTGCGTATCTGGACTTACATCGGGTTAGCTGTCGCCGGTGTGGCATTTCTGTATGGTGCCTGGATGATATTCAACACTCTGGCGTTCGGTAACGCCGTGCGGGGGTATCCGTCTCTGTTAGTTTCAATCCTGTTCCTCGGCGGCATCCAACTGATTGGTATCGGTGTACTCGGTGAGTATATCGGAAGGATCTACATTGAAACCAAAGCAAGACCTAAATATATTTTGAAGAGGAAGAACAGTGTTAAATAGAAACACAGTAACTTTATATTCTATATTTTCGATATGTGTTTTCGCACTATGCCTTTATATATCCTTCAATAACCCAGTTACATCTGACGGAGCCTCTTTATTTTTAGAAGCAAAGGATATGGCGGATGGAAACATTCTGCTACGCGGATGGACGCTTTCAACCGTATCTTTTTATTTTACTGAAGCGATTTGGTATGCGATAGCAATCAGGGTTTTTGGCGACAGCATATACCTGATGTATGTGTTACCAGCCACATTTTATACGATTGCTATTGTGCTGGCCTTTGCACTGTCACGTACAGACGGGAAAAGAAAATGGTCAATCGCAGCGCTAATTCCATGCGTAATCATTTCCTCTCCGCTGGCATCAACCATGACACTGGAGACATGTGTACACGTTGGGACCATTATATTTGCTCTGGTTTGTTTAAATGTGCTTAAGTGTGATAGGCACACAACCACTAAACTGGCATGCGTAGGGACTCTCACTGCTGCATCTGTATTCAGTGACTCGATATTCAACTACTATATCACTATACCGATAGTCTTTGCTTTTGCTGCGCATGTATTGTTAAACAGGGACTTCAGCAAGTGGCGATATGTACTTGCAGTTATTATTGGTGTTGTCATAGCAAAGTCACTTGCTTTAATAGCAAATCATTTTGATTTACTAAACGTGCCAGGCACTCAGCCGCCAGCATTTGTTAGCTATGAGAATATTCCGTCCAACCTGAATCTTTTCATTGTTGGTATCATCCAGTATTTCGACGCCTTCATTTTTGGAAAGCAACTTTCTGCAAGCAATACACTGATATTCGGCAGATTTGCAGTGATGATGATTTGGTTGGCTCTTTTAGTTGTAGCTATCAGAAACAGGTTCAAAGAGACTTTTGTTGATACTGTATTGGCTATTTCCTCAGTATTGCTGCCAGTCGCATATGTAGCAAGTAATATGCCTGTAGACCTTGGAACTACAAGGTATCTGGTTTTCTCTTTTATTACTGGATCTGCTTTGATTGCTCGTTATCTCAATTCACAAGCCGATCAAAAACTCTATGCTTTTGCTTCAACTATCATACTGATTTTTATTTTCTTCCCAAGCGGGGATTACAAGCTACCCAATTCCAGAGTACAAGATATTAGTAACTTTGTGCGTGATAATAATCTCGGTGATGGTTACGGTACATACTGGGTTGCGTCTGCCGTTTCTCTATTTAAAAACGGCGACGTAAGGCCAGTCACGTTTACTGAAGAAAACAAAGCGGCTAGGTTAAACTGGCTGTCAAATAAAGCATGGTATGGATTTAAATCAAGGTATATCGTCACAGAGTTCAAGCATGATATTGATAAGATATTAGCGCAGTATGGCCGCGAAGGTCGTATAAAAGAGATTGATAATGCATATATAATTTACTATGATGACGCAAGAATATTCATAGAATAAAAAAAGGCGCAGAAGCGCCTTTCCATTCATCTTAAGAATTTATTACCGAATTATATCCAACCTGTGGATCCACCGTAACATTGTTAATTATCGCATTATCTGTGTTTTTCCAGAGACTATTTCCTGTAAACACTATATGCTCTCCATTGAGGTTGGCTCCAGTTTTTTGCCGAAACCTAGTCCAATCAAGATTTCCAAGTGTGTTTCCAGTAGCCGCAATACTATTGCAACTATCAAGAAAAAGGCCACTATTTTTATTTCCACTCAATACGTTTCCGGTAATGCTACCTCTGTTGCATCGATACAGTGAAAGGCCGTTATCAGTCCCTTCTACTATCTCATTACCAGTAATTTTAAAATCCATACAATCTTCAAGCAAAACTGAACTATCTAATCCGTCACTATCTCGTGGGCCACCAATCCAATTGTGATTAAGGTCCAATAACCACACAGCCAGACAGTGTATAGAGCCACTTAGGTTACTATCAAAATCACAGTTACTTGCATTTACGACCGTAAAGTTGAGCATGTTAATGTTATTTGAGTTACAATAAAGACCAACAGTTGCGTTATAAAAAAAGGTACATTGTTCAAAGAATACTGATGGTGTATGCACGACAACACAACCAGGACCTGCTGAAGTATCACGGAACGCACATTGCGAGAAAAATATAAATGTACCAATTGGCATCAAAAGATTAACAGGGTCATTGTAGCGCGTCTCAATTCTGCAACCGTTATTTTTCGCGCCATAAAAGGTGCATCCTCTTAAATTCCAGTTGCCAACTCCTTCTAAAAACATTCCGTTATAGCCACCAGATGTTGTGACATTTACTATATCAAAGTATTGTGTAAAACTGCTATGTATGGCCGTTGTTCCGCTTAATGGATAGACCGCTAAGTCTTTAATTACACCATTCTTTATCCTACTATCCCAGTTCTGCGCTGAAATTTCGATGTAATTACCACCGGTAACATCATCACTCATTTGTCGCAATACAGCTATCCCACCATTTCCTGAGATACAACCATTAACCAATATAATCTTTGTTGAATAATATTCTGCGGCTGGCAAAATGCACTTTTTTACACTTTCTGCCGACTCAATATACTGCTTATTATCAAACGCACTCCCGGCGTTCGGAACAACTCCAAACTCAGTTGCATCTCCCGGACCCGTGATACGTTTCCACGCATACGTAGAGCCAACCGCAATAGTGCCACCGTCGTCCGTTAAACCAGTTTTATCAACGCACTGAAATACTCCAGCACCATGACCTTGATACTCTTCATGCCAGCCTGTCAGGAGAGCGTAGTCTCCGATCTCATTTGAATCATCATCACGCATAGCCTGAAATGATTTGAATTTTAACTCAAGCTTCGCTAATTCATTATCATGCCTGTTCAATGTGTCATATACGTTACTGTCTTTATACCCTACTTTTTTAGATCCATCCGGCTCAGCCAGTTCTTGTCGGAACTGATCTGGGTCATACTTCAATACGTTAGCAATATAATCAACCTGAAAACCATAGGCATCATAGATAGCCATGCTATGACCCTGAACGGTGACAATTTTCACCAGTTGACCGTTGTATACGATTTTACCGGCTGAGTTGATAATTAGCGGCTGAGCAATCTGGACGTGAGATCCATCCTCATTTTCAATGTATACGGGTATCTGATTAGCAGGATTAACCGGATCGGTATCTATCTTACCAATGTAAATTTTCCCATTAGCAACAGCTTTAAACGAACGGGATTCAGTGAAGATTGGACGAGGGTTAGAAACAACTACGTTGGCAGTGATATCTGTCATTTAATGTGCTCCAGATGCAATGAATCGCCGCAGCGTGGCCACGGTGAATTTTGGGCATAAAAACCCAGCCAGTGCTGGGTCGTTGCGTTGGTTATCTGTCAGTAGCGATGTAATGAAGGAGGTAATTCTTTATTCTTCAACATTATCCATGCGGAAATACCGTTCTATCACCTACAACTTGCTTTGCTCCCCCTTGCGCTTACCTCATGGTATCCTGCACAAAACTAAGGAGGTTGGCGTGTTAGAAATAATAGTATTAGTTCTTGGTATAGCCTGTTGCGCACTCTATGCAGAGTTAGTTGCCCTCAAGAAAAAGGTTCAGGCATTAGATCACCCATATGAAATTGATGCAAAATTGAACGATTAACGGAAGAGAATACACACTTAAAAAATTCCATAAGGACACTAACTGATGACAACTACAAACTGTCCAATGCACTGGCTAAGTGGGAAATAGTAAGTTATGAAAGAATGACGGACATGATTTTTTCGTCTTATATGGCTACAAAATCTCCTGAAACATCAGGAAAAGGAATAATTGCAGCTATTGAAAAGAGAATTAAATAGCCATCCATGGCGTTTAATCACTGCTGTGTTGCCTGGTTAGCCAGTAGCGGCCTTACAGCCGTAGCAGCCTGACTCAACGCTCTTTCATAGGCTGGCGTTCCTGCCTTAGTATTCGCCAGACGTAAGAGCGCATTCCTTGCCATAGGGCTTTCATAAACCCTAGACATAAGGCCAATTCCTGTTTCACCGGCCAAGAGAGCGCCACCAGTTTTTAGATTACCAATAACCCTTACTAAAGGCGCAAGTGTCATACCAGTTTTTGTCACAACATTGGCCTCAGATGCTCTTTTGGTAGCTTCGAGAATAGATAGCATCCCCTCTATCTCTTTTCCGTGCTTCCCGCCAAATACAGTTTTAAACACTTGACCATTTGCTTGTTTTTGCAGCTTGCCAAGCTCGGTCATCATTTTCTGAGGGCTGTCACCTACCTTGTCAGCTATTTTGCTGATATATGCAGCCCTTAGCATGTCTTTGCCTTTTTGATCGAGTTTCCCGTACAATCGAGCTATATCTGACCCATATTGCCCATAAACAATGGTATTTACAGTCTCTGGTGTTAAATCGCCTTTGTTTAGAACGTTTTTAAGTCGCGTCTGAGTTGCATGCGTTGCCATTTTTGCATAATCAGCTTTTCCTGCTCTCCATGCTGAAGCATCTTTTGGGCTAATTCCTTTCGCTATAGATTTACTAAGGCTATTGGTTAGCGAGTTATAGACCCTGTCTACCATTGTTTGCGACATTGATGGCAGAACTGTGCGATCGCCTTTTACGTCAATGCGGAACTGAGTTCTTAGCTTATCAAGTAACTCAAAGGCATCATCGCCACTGGATATCTCCTGAATGGCATTCTTGTAATCATTAAGAGCAGAAATGGTCTGGGTATCAGAAACACCTTTAAGTTTTCCAAGTTCGTTTACTGCGCCGTCGATAGCTCTTATGGCACCACTTGTATCAACTGTCTTACCAACCATTCTACCTGACAGGTCGTTTAGCTTTGACTTGGCTAACGATTTTTCCCTTGCAACACCTGACTTTAGGCTATCAACTACTACCGATGGATCATAGTCGCCGTATTTTTCGGTGAAACGATTAACAAGCTTGGATCTGGCATCCTGCTGAGCAGCTCTCATTGGTCCAGTTCCAGCGATGACCCCCTCTGAGTAATCCTGCAGTTGATTGCCGAGCTTTGTTTTTGGAGGGACTACATCCGATGTCATAACTGGTACATCTGCCGCAGCGGCACGCTTGAGCAATTGCTGATCTGCAGGAGATATATCACCTCGCAGCGCTGTCACTCCTCTTCCTATCCCTTTTGCAACAGCCGATAAAGCCCCTTGTGCCCCAAGGTTGATGGCGGCATTCTTTGCAACATTGCCAGCAAAATCACCTTGCTGATTAGCGGCCTCAGCGATTGACCCGATAGCCATATTACCCGCCACTCCAACCCCAGGGACAAGATACCCACCAATAGCCTCCCCTGCCTGAGCATATGGATCGGTCGGTCGGTCAACGGGGCGATACACGTCATCCAGCACTTTCGGGCCGCCTAACCCCTGACTAATTGCGTTAATGAGGCTCGCCCCACCCTGCAATACATCAAAAGGTATGTTTACCAGCCCGCGTCCAGCCTGCTCGGCGATTTGTCCTGCGCCCTGCCCGCCAGTCAGGAAATCACCGGCACGCTGCATTAATGATGGTTCTGTCTGCTGTTCTGCTGGTTGTGTTTCTACTGCCGATGCCTGCCCAGAAAAATACTCATCAATGGCGGCACCAATATCCTCAGTGCTTGTACCATCAGGAAAGGTGAATGTCTTACCGTTTGCAGTTACTTTCATCATTCCACCGTGAATTGAATGCCGGATTTAGACGTGTAGCTTCCTCCGACTGATTGCTGAGTCGCTGGCTGCTGCCTTGATGATTTCTGCCCACCATTACCAACATCAACGTTGTACTGCTGGTTATAATTGTTGGTGTATTCCTGTATCTCACGAATAGACTGCTGCATAGCCTCCGGGCTTGAGTAGTCAACTTGCGGCATCCCCTGAAAATACATCTTCGCTTCTGCAATGGTGTTGATACCGCTAGCGCCCATATCTCTTGCTGCTGCCACGCCCTGATTCTGCATTCTTCCCTGAATACGTTGTGCGGAGTTATATAACTGGCGTTGCTCTTTGCCTGTGAGTCGGCTGCGAACATCTGCACCAATTGCCGGATTTCCTGCTCCGCCAGTCATGCCAGTCATGAAATCGAGAGCAGAAGCATCTGCATTTGCGATTGCGTCAATGTCTTTCTTCATCGCGTAGTTCTGTGCGCTTGCCGCAGACGTTGGAGGTGCTGCAATAGCACTTGCCGGTACGCGAACCATATTGCCGTTATCGTCAATGCCTTCGTAAAATGCATTCGCCCCTGCGCCGTGAAGTTTTCCGTCAATGTTGACTGTTCTACCATCTGCAAGCTGAACGACCCTATTCCCCTCAACTCCTGATATCGTTCTGGCGTTTGCCCTTTGCATTGCCAAATCCTGACCGCGGCGGGCTGTAGAGGCTGACATGTCTTGTCCGCGCATAGTAATATTTTGCCCGCGAGCCTGAAGTCCTTCCCCTGCTTTATTGCTGCGGATTGTTTCAGCAAGTCGACCTCGGTCAATCTCGCGACCTGTCAACTTGTCCTGAATATCAAAATACTTTTCTGGTCCTACCGCGTGCATCCCAATAAGGTCTGTTAACTGCGTGAAGCCTTCAGGGCTTTGTTGATATGTCTGCCACGCCTGTTCAGGAGATACGCCAATTTGCTGCAGTGTATTCTGGTGAGTGGCAAGCTCTCGCATCACCGCTTCAGGCCCCTGAACGGCGGCAATATTCAATCGTGCAGACATATCGCCCATTGCCTGATTTCTGTCAGCATCAACAAACCCCATGCCCTGACGAATTGTTTCAATCTGGTCTGGATTGGTGGCCGCAAGTTGACGCAAGGCATCGCGGTCACCTGCCGCATAAGCCTGACCGAAAGCTTTTTGAAAGTCAGAAAGCCTCATTGCCTGACCAACTGCACCAAGACCCTGAGCAAGTTGAACTCCAACGTTTGGTCGCTGGCTAAAGTCGTAGTTTGATAGTGATGGCTGCCCGGGAGCGTTCTGGTTCGCCACCTGCATTGATGGCAAACCAGCAAGTTGAAATGTAGCCACGATAACTCCTTAGAAGAGTGAGCCAAGCAATCCGATACCTGCGCCAATACCAGCACCCCATGGCGTCGATGCACCAAGCATCCCGGCAAGACCAGCTCCTGCAAGAGCACCACTTGTACCACCGCTAATGGCACTTCCAAGCGTTGATTGACCAGAACCCTGAGAGCGGATCGCCGCCATCTGTTGCGCAAGATTACCTGCGTTATTTGCATAGTTCTGTCCTGCCGATGCCTGGCCTGCTGCCGCAGACTGACCAACGTTTAACAGGTTGCCATAGTTTTGCATCTGCCCTGACAACCAGTTCTGCCCGAGCGTTGGTGCAATGGATGCAATTTGGTTTGATGTTGCTGTAGAGCCAAGACCTCCGGTGGCTTCCGCTGCATTCAGGCTTTGATAGCGAGCTTGATCAGCCAACTGTTTATACTGGTCTGAGTTGTAATACTGATTGAGAGCGCTGTTCTGACCTTCCAGCGTTGATAGCTGCTGAATCTGCTGGAGAGCCGGCAAACCTGCGGCGGCGTAAGGTGCCAACTGTTCCATCACGCGATTGAATTGTTGGTTTTGCAGGTCTGCGGCGTACTGTGTTGCTCTTGCGGCCTCTTTTGCTCCGCTGCTTGATGAGCCGCCTTTACCGCCTTTTTCATGGCAAAGAGG